AGGTGCTTCGATACAGATCTCACAGGATTACTCCTCTATGGTTAACTTTGCTCGTTGCAAGTGCCTTGGTGCTAATGTTCTAAGAGGACCTGATCAATTACCTTGGGATGGTAAGTTACCGTATGATTGGCAACTATGGATCGATAGTGATATAGTATTCAATACAGAGAAGTTCTGGCAGTTAGTTCTTATGGAACAAGAGATTGCTGCTGGTTGGTATATGACAGAGGATGGTAAGACTACTTCTGTTGCTCATTGGTTAGAGGAAGATGATTTCAGAACCAATGGTGGTGTAATGAATCACGAAACTGGTGATAGCATTGGTAAGCGTAAGAAGCCATTTACAGTTGATTATACTGGTTTTGGTTGGTTACTTATCAAGAAAGGTGTATTTGAACATGAAGGTATGCCATATCCTTGGTTCGCTCCTAAGATGCAAGTCTTTGAAAGTGGCGAGGTTCAGGATATGTGTGGCGAAGATGTCTCATTCTGCTTGGATGCAAAGGAGGCAGGTTTCGAGATCTGGTGCGATCCTCGCATACGTGTAGGGCATGAGAAAACACGGGTAATCTAATGGAACTCTATAACATTACAATAGGAGATAAGTTAACTCACGAGAAACTAAGTCAATCTGAGTACTTTGATGTTATGGAAGACCTTGCTCAAGAATTTTATCACAATGGTACTCCTAACCCTTGTGATGTACACACTACTATTGTTAAAGATTAATGGCGAAAATGAAAGGAGGTCTCTTAGGGGGAGATTATATACAGGCAACCCCGAAAAAGACTCGTCAAGGAACAGGCAAACATACCAAATATGCCGCATCATCCCGTAACTCGGCTCGTAAAAGATATCGTGGACAGGGTAGATAGAATAGAAAGACTCCTTCGGGGGTCTTTTTTAATGAATAGACATAAATAACCAGAGGAAAGTATATCAACTTTGAATGCCGATAAAATACGAGAGGAAGTCACAAGGATTTAAGGACATTAGTTTCTCCTTTTTACCCCATCCAATTACTAAGGATCTACCTGTATTACTAAATGAACGTGCGATTACTCGTGCGGTACGAAACTTAGTAGAAACAATACCTTCTGAACGTTTCTTTAATCCAATGATTGGATCTGAAGTACGAGCATTACTATTTGAAAACTATACGATGCCTATTGCGATAGCGATAGAGGATCAAATATTGAATACAATTAAGAATCATGAGCCTAGAGTTGATAAAGTAGCAGTTGATATTGATCCTAGACCTGATGATAACGCTTTTGAAGTTACAGTTTTCTTTGATATTGTGGGTTTAGATGCCCCTCGTCAAGCATTTACGTTCATATTAGAACCAACCAGATAAAATAATGCCAGTTACACAATTTACTAACTTAGATTTTGATCAAATTAAGGCACAGATAAAGAATTATCTGGCAGCGAACTCTGATTTCAAGGATTTTGACTTTGAAGGATCTAACTTTGCGATCTTAATTGATACTTTAGCGTACAATACCTATATTAATGCCTTTAATGCGAACTTAGTTGCGAATGAATCGTTCCTAGATTCTGCTACATTGCGTGAAAATGTGGTTTCTTTGGCACGAAACATAGGATATGTACCTAGATCTAATACTGCTGCTAAGGCATCTATCACTTTTAGTGTAGAAATTGATGATGTGGCTTCTCAAGTACCTTTTGTTACACTAAAACCTGGTTTAGTGGCGGTTGGACAAGCAAATGAGAGTACATATCGCTTCTCTATACCAGAATCAATCAGTGCAATTGTTGAAAATGTTACAAATGAGGATGGTAGCGTAAGTAGAGTTGCTACTTTTGGTACTCAAACCAATCCTATTACCACTTATCAAGGAACTTTGGTTGAAAATGCGTTTCTTGTGATGACAAATCAAGATCAACGCTTTATTTTAGACAATCCTCAGATAGATAGCTCCACAATCACTGTTTTTGTAAGTAAGAACAATACATCTGGGTTAGGAAGACAATTTAAAAAGATCGATAACATCCTAAATTTAAGCAAAGATTCGGAAATTTTCTTAATTCAAGAGATTCAGGATGAGAAATTTGAGATTTTATTTGGTGATGGGTTCTTTGGTAAGAAATTAGAGAACAATAATCAAATCATAGCACGTTATATTGTAACAGATGGTGCTAGAGGTAACGGTGCTCAGGCATTTGACTTCCAAGGAACCATTATTGATCAAAACGGAACAACTAAGATACCAAAAAAGAACGTATCTATTACTACCATTAATGGTGCTGTAAACGGTTCTAACATAGAGAACATCAACTCTATCAAGTATATGGCTCCTCGGATGTATTCCGCACAATACAGGGCGGTTACACCAAGGGATTATGAGGCAATTATATCACAGATATACCCTGCGACAGAATCTGTAGCAGTAGTTGGTGGTGAAGAAATGGATCCACCTCAATTTGGTACTGTAAGGATTAGTATTAAACCTAAAAATGGTACTTATGTATCCGATTTTGATAAACAATTCATTAAAAATGAGTTAAAGAAATACGCTATTGCTGGTATTAACTCAAAGATTGTTGATCTTAAAGTGCTATATGTGGAGATTGATTCAACAATCTATTATAACACATCACAAGTTGCTACTCCAGATACATTAAAGACTAAAATTACCAACGCTTTAACCACTTATTCCAATACAGTTGATATTAATAAGTTTGGTGGTAGGTTTAAGCACAGTAAAACGGTTCAGTTGATTGATAGGGTTCACAATGGTATTACATCAAACATCACTAAAGTACGTATTAGAAGGGATTTAAAGGCACTTCTGAATCAATTTGCTCAGTATGAGCTATGTTTTGGTAATAGATTCTTTATCAACCCTGAAGGATATAACATTAAGAGTACTGGATTTAAGATTATTGGGCATGATAAGGTTGTTTATCTAACTGATGTTCCTAATAAGGATGTTAAAGGTAACTTAGATGGATCTATGAAAGGTGTTTTGAGTATTGTTTCTAAAGATGAGAACAGTACATTTAAGATTATTGCTAAATCTGTTGGTACAGTTGATTATAAAAAAGGTGAAATATTAATCAATACGATTAATATAGTATCAACTGTTGCTTCTAATGATGTTGTTGAGATACAAGCATTCCCAGATTCAAATGATGTGATTGGTTTGAAGGACTTATATCTTAGTTTTGATGTTTCTAATAGTAAGATAAATATGGTTAAGGATGTAATTGCTTCTGGAGAAGATGTATCAGGAATCGTGTTCTCTAGAGATTATTACACATCAAGTTATTCAAACGGAGAACTAGAGAGAAATTAATATGAGTCTAGATTTCGATAAGAGAGTACAAGTCAATACTATAATTGAGAATCAACTTCCTCAATTTTTAGTATCTGATTTTCCAAACGCAACTGAGTTTTTTAAACAATATTATCTTTCACAAGAATTTCAAGGTGGTCCAACCGATCTAATTGACAATTTTGATCGTTATCTTAAGGCAGATAATCTAGTTCCAGAAGTTGTTATTGGAACTACATCTCTTACTGCTGCAGTTGAATCTTCTGATAAGGTAATTACAGTTGAATCTACAAAAGGATTTCCTGATGTATATGGTCTATTAAAGATTAATGATGAAATAATCACTTATACAAGTAAAACAGATACTACTTTCTCTGGTTGTATACGTGGTTTTAGTGGTATTACTGGTTTTGGTGTTGATATATCATCATCTTTAGATAATACAAACAAGCAAGATTTAGTATTTGAGGAAACAAGTTCTGCTGAACATACTACTGGTTCTACAGTTACTAATCTTAGCGTACTTTTCTTACAAGAGTTCTATCATAAACTCAAAAAAACCTTTTTACCTGGTTTAGAAGATAATGATTTTGTAGAAGGTCTTGATGTTGGTAATTTCATTAAACATGCAAGATCTTTCTATCAATCAAAAGGTATTGCTGAATCAATTCATATATTATTCAAAGTATTATATGGTGTAGATTCTGAGGTATTGGATCTAGAAGAGAGGTTAATTAAACCTTCTAGTGCTGAGTATATTCGTAGAGAAGTTGTTATTGCCGAAGCAATTAGTGGTGATCCATCTTTATTGATTGGACAAACCATAACAAAATCAACAGATCTAAGAACATCTGCTTCTGTATCGGAAGTTGAAATATTTGAAAGAAATCTTGGTATTGGAGCAAATATTAGAAAAACTTACTATAAAGTTTCTTTATTTGTAGGATTTAGTGATAGAGATCTAATTGAAGGAACATTTACTATTCCAGGTAAAACAAAAGTTTTAGGTACAACAGTAAAGGATTCCTCTGTAATAACAGTAGATTCAACAATAGGTTTCCCTAGTAGTGGAATATTGATTAGTGGAACAAATGTTATTACATATACATCTAAGACTGTAAATCAATTCTTAGGGTGTAGTGGTATAGTTACTGATATTAACGATACTGATGATATAAGAGCAAATGAAACTGTATTTGGATATGAAAATGGTGATATAACCAGAAGAGTTGA